AGAAAGTCTCGCCCTCCGCTTCCCAACTCACGATGCAGAGGCCGACATCGAAATGCTCGGCGAGGAGCTGCCGGACTTGGAGCAGCACGGCTTCGCGGTCTTTCGGTGGGGAGGTTTTGGGTTTGCGCAGGCGGCTCATGCGTTGCCCTCCTCGACGAGCAGGTAGGGGATGGTTTTCTGATTGGCGCGGTCCATCTCGGAGTAGACCAGGGCAACGAACGCGGGCCATTGGCTGGGGTGGATCGTTTGACAGCCTTCGCTGCTGGTGGTGCGGGTGCCGCCCTTGTGGATGTTGATGGCGATGCCCATGCTGTCGCCTGTCTCGTCGCGGGTCACGGGGAGTTGTTCGCCAGGCGTGGCGGGGCGCAGGGCGGGGTAGCCGCCGCCGGGCTTGCTGAGGCCGTGCTTGCCTTTGCGATACCGATGCACACCAGGCTTGAGAACCGCGATGCCTTTGCGGCGGATCGAGGGATCGGTGTTCGCATTGAAGGTGGCGTAGGCGTTTGGCGAGACGAGGAAAATCGCATCGTCGTAGATGCCTCGGTCGTTCTCGCCCGGCACGCCCATGGAGTCGCGGTAGTAGCCGCGTATGCCCACCAGCGCGACCTCATCGGCCACGCGGGCTTTTGTCAGCAGGGCTTGCGTCTTGGACTTGGCTTGTTGTGGTCGGCTCGGGGGGAGCATCAGGAGTTTTAGGTTTTAAGTTTTAAGTTTTAAGTTCTCCCTCTGTGCTCTCTGTGTCCTCTGTGGTTATTTATCCTTGAGGGCTGGCAGCTCGGGGAGGGTGTAGCTAAACCTGCCGTAGTCGGTTTCGAGGGAGACGCCGAGGGTGCTGCAGCCGGTCAAAAATGAGATGCAGAGAAAGATGTAGCCGAGCAGCAGGCCGGTGGCGGCGATCTGGGCGGGCGAGGTCATTTCTCGTCGCGGAAAACCTCGTAGGCTCCCACGAGCGCGATGACAACCGCACTGATGGCCGAAAATTGGTCGGGACTGACTTGCCAACCGGTGAGGGCTACGAGCGAGGCGATGCCTGCCCAGGTGGATCTTTGCTTTAAGTGCGAGAGGATTTTATTCATGGGGGGGGAGGGAGGGGTTTTAAGTTTTAAGAATTAAGTTTTAAGGGTCGTGGGGCGGGCGCTTCTTGTTGAGGATGGCGTAGAGCGAGGCCACGCCGACCGCGATGCCGACTAGGAGCGAGGCGATGCGCAGCCAGGCTTCGATCTCGGGAAGCATCGACACCCCGAGCCCCGTCGCCGTAGCGACGAGGCCGGTGAAGGAGGCGGCGGCTTGGTGCGTGTCCATGGTTAGCTCAGGGCGGCTGCGAGCTGGGCTCCGGTCGTGGCGACGGTCGAGCATTGCGCGAGGCGGTCGGTCTGGAGCAGGTCGGTCTTGGCTTTCACCGCGTCGAGCTTCGAGGCTTCGGAGGCAGCGAGTCTGCTGCTCACGGCTTGGTCCACTCGCGCCAACTCGACCGAAAGCTCGGAACGCACGGCTGCTGCCACCGTGCTGGCGGACGGCGCAGTGACTCCGGCGATGGCGGCCTCAAGGAGGCTTTGGTCGGCAGGATCGCTCGGCAGCGCATCGGTCTTCGCTTTGATCCCTGATAGCTGGGTCGAGTTGCTATCGAGTTCCTGTCGAATCTCGATGGCGGTCGGGCCGCTGGCGCTGGTGAGCGTGCGAGCATTGTAGTCCCAGATATCGGCGGGAGTGACTGATGCTGGGGCGTTGGTGAGCGTGTCCACCGTGCCGCCGGTCGTGGTGCGCGTGGCGGCGCTCCACACGGCATTTGCCACGCTGGCTGCGGTTGGGGCGCTGGTCGGTGCATTGTAGTCTGCCGATGCGAGGCGGCTTGAGATCGTGGCATCCAAGTTGATGAGCTTGCCGCCAGTGCGCTCAAGGTCGGCTCGGATCGCGGCGACGAGGGCGATCTGGTCAACATTGCTGTTTCCGATTGCGGCGACGAGGGCGTTCAGAACGGCTTGGCCGTCGCCTTCGTTGAGGATGGAGGACTCGACGGCGGCGGCAATGGCCGAGCGTTCGGCGCTGGTGAGGCTGTAGCCTGTCTTGTCTGCCGCCGCCCAAACTGCCGAGGCGATGTCTCCGGCTGTCGGTGGAGTGCTTGGCGCGGTGTAGGCGCTGCTGGCCAGCCTGCTCGACACGGAGGCGTCGAGGTTCGCCAGCTTGGTGGAGTTGGCATCTAGTTCAGTGCGGATGTCTGCCACGCTCGGGATCGAGAGGGCGGAGATAGCGGCCTCGACGAGGCTTTGGTCTGCGGGGTCGCTGGGGAGATTGTCTGTGGAGGCCTTGATGGCGGCGATGTCGGCGGTTGGTATGTCGCTGACGGCTGCAGGGCTTGCTGGCAAGCTGTCGGTTTTGGCCTTGATTGCCGAGATGTCCGAGGTCGGGATGTCAGCGGCCACGGCGCGGGTGCTGGTGGCGACATCCAATCGCGAAAGTTCGGTGGATAGCTCCGTTCTTACCTGGCTGGCGATTTGGCTTGGCGTCGGCACGGTCGGTGCGGTGGTGAGCGTGTCAACTACGCCGCCGGTGATGGTCTTGGTCGAAGCTCCCCATACCGCTGTAGCGATTTCTGAAGCGGTGGGCACTGAAATGGTTAGGGTTCCGACCGTATCGTCCACGGGAGTTCCCATGGCCACCGCTGCCGGGCTTGGAACGGCACAGGTGCCAAAGACGACGCCGCCGATGCCGTAAGGGGTGCCGCTGCGGACATCGCTGGCGGCGGGGAAGTTTGTGGCGTTGTCGGGGGTGACGAGGTTGCGCTTTTCCAGGAGCGTCTGCGTGCCGACTTCGATGTAAGTGTGGTTGTTAAGCGCGGAGGCCCATCGCCATGCGACATTGGCAATCGGATTGACGCCGAATGTGGGCGAGATGAGGAATGGCCCCGTGAGGAGCGTGACTTGCTGGGCGCTGGGTCCGCCGACGCCTGCATTGAATTCGCTGGCTTGGATCACGCCATTGATGAGCATGGTGCCGGTGGAAGCGTTGTTTGCCCCAACCACTCCAGTGCCACCACTTCCACCAGTGCAGTTGCCGGTGATGTTCAGCGTGCCGGTGGAAGCGTTGTTTGCCCCAACCACTCCAGTGCCACCACCTCCACCAGTGCAGTTGCCGGTGATGTTCAGCGTGCCGGTGGAAGCGTTGTTTGCAGCCGTTGCTCCACTTCCACCAGTGCAGTTGCCGGTGATGTTCAGCGTGCCGGTGGAAGTGTTTCTTGCAGCCGTTGCTCCGGTTGCCCCACCGCCACCTCCGCCACCAGTGCAGTTTCCTACAATCGAAGCCGAATTTCCAGCCGTGCCGGAAAATGTAACGAGAAATGTCTGGTTAGCGAAGCAATTTGCCGTGAGCGTCACGCCATTGGAAAGCGTGAATGACCCGCCAGCCGTGGCTCCGCCAAATGTGTCATTACGCACCTCGCCCGTCGCGCCGAGGTTGGTCGAGACATTGACCGTGATGGCGAATGAGTTTGCCATGAGGACATCGCCATCGGCGAATGTGACAGCCGATGCCGTTCCGGCGGGAGCGGTCGCCCAGACATCGGCGGCGTTGATGTTTCCTGCCTTGCGGGCGTAATAGGTTGGCATGGCTTACAGTCCTTTCGCGCTAAGGTAGGCTTGGAGGGCGGCTTGGATCGCGCCGATGGCTTGCTGCTCTTCGGCGCTGGCTTGGGAGAGCGATCCGAGGACGACGGCTTTGCGGTGTTCGATGCCTGCTTGTTCGACCACCCCATCTTCGATGCGGGTCGGGATGAGCGACATGGCGACATTCGCGTCTGGCTGGCCGGTTTCCGGTTTGTAAAATCCGGTGATCGCCAGTTGGAGAGAATAACGGTCGTAGGATTTTGAGTCGATTTGGAGTGGAGTGGATGCTGTCATGGTGGTGGTGGGTTTGATGTTTTAAGAAAATTGGAGGGACTCTTTGGAAGACCACGCGCCGACTGCGGATTGCTCCGAGACGACATCGCCTGCGGCATTGGTGGTGATTTTGTAGATGGTCCAGGATGGGGCGTCCTCGGCGGGGCCGGTGGCGGGGTAGTCGGCCCAGGCGAGGCGGCCCATGTAGAGGGTCGTGCCGTCGGTGGCGTGCAGGAGTTGGTAGTCCGAGGGGTCGCGGGGGCGGGCTATTCTAAAAACTTCGTTGTTGTGGTCTTTGCTGAAAAGGCGGCGGTCGGCGAGGTTGATGGCGAGGCTCCCCTGGGCCACTTGCGCGGCGGTAGGGACTCGGCCTGGAACCGTGCTGCGGAGGAGCTTGAAGACCGTGGCCATGAGGGAAGTTTTAAGTTTTAAGAAAGGGGCCCCGTGGAGCGATGGCGCGGGATGAACCGCGCCACCGCTGTGGGGAGGGAGTGGGCTTAGAAGCTGCCGCCGTCGATTTCTGCCTCGATGGCGTCCAGACGCGAATCGAGAGAATTTTCGGCTGCTGTGGCGCGGGAAATCTCGCTGTTGAGCGAGTTGGTCACTGCGGTCACTGCTGAGGCACGATCCGTGATCTCGGTGGCGAGGTTAGCGGCGATGACGCCTTCAGCGGCGGTCGCACGCGAGATTTCGCTCGAGAGGTTCGATGTCAATGTGGAATCAGCACTGGTGCGAGCGGAGGTCTCTGTGGAGAGATTGCCTGCAACGGTGTTGATGTTCGATTGGACGGTCGTGATGGCAGCAGCGCGGTCGCTGATCTCGGTGGCGAGATTGGCGGCGATGACGCCTTCGGCTGCGGTGGCGCGGTTGACTTCGGCTGTGAGGGCCGAGGAGGCGCTGTTAGAGAGGGAGGTGATGGCTCCGTTCAAGCTGGAATCTGCGCTCTGGAAAGCGCTCACAACCTCTGTCAAGCTATCGAGGGCTGCGCCGTCAACATTCGAGAGAACATTGTCGATGCGTGTGCCGAGGGCTTGCTCCGCTGCGGTGGCGCGGGAAGCCTCTGCGGAGATCGCCGAGGTGCGATTGCTGGTCTCTGTGGAGAGAGCGGCTGCGGTCGCGTAGTGGCTTCCGCCCACTGGCACCACCGATGAGCCGGTTCCAAGGTAGAGAACGCCGTCTACGGCGTTATACGCTGGCTCACCCGAAAGAAGACTTGCGGGGGCTCCTGCTGCGCCGGTCAAGCGGCGTTTGATTCTGATATTTGCCATGATGTTATTAGGGGTATTGGGGTTGTTCTGCGGGGTTAGTCCTAAAACTCACCGCCGTCGGAGTCGGCGACGATGGGTATGTAGGAAAGGGTTTCGGGGTCCCAACGGTGTGGGAGGTTGGTATCTGCGGGAAAATAGATGCGGCCCACCAAGCCAGGCGCGGGGAAATTTTCGACGGTGGGGAAAGTCTGCACATCGTCGAACTCGTCGGGAATCATCGAGCCGGAGACTTGGCCCGAGGAGTCGAGCTGCGCGACCTGGGCGGTCGTGCTGATCATGTTTCCGGTGAGGGGATCGAACGAAACTTGCGACATGGTTACGCGAATGGGGGAT